TCCTCCTCATATTTATAGACAACTTGACCCGTCATAATCCCTACTGCTTCATCAAGTTCAATATCTTCTTTGAGTGCATCTTGCATACATTAGGTAAACCCTCAAGTATTTCATCAAACGCTTGCGCTTTCTTATACACGTCTTCAACCTCTTTTAGTAATCCCTCTGTGTCATTGCCGTTATACGCACTAGCACTTATAACGGATTGTTCAATTTGTTCACGATTATTCATCATTTCCATCTCCTCTAAAATAAAGTTAGTTGCTTCTGTTCCTCGTATTCCAAACCATGTTGCTTTATATATATTTCGAGCTCTTCAGCAGTATCAAATGTCTTTTTAACGCTTTGCCAACCTGGCACGATATGCCCGTGAAAGTAATAAGTGCCATTCACTACATGGATATGTGCCACTCGTTCGTTATCCTGATACAGATATCTCTTAGATCCGAAAAATTGGTTTAAGTGTTCTTTGCGCGCGTTATATGTCATAGTCATTGCTCCCACAAGTCAAAAGCTCTTTGGACATAAAACTTCGCCTTTGCTAAATCCTCGTGTCCGTTTTTCAACGGTGCTCTAGATAGATATTTGATTGCATTACCTATTGCAAATGCTAATTGTGGTGGATACTGCGCCGTAACCTGTTCGATAAAATCTATAATTTCAATGTCGCCGTATGTGTAGTGCGCTGGTTGCTTAACATTGTCTTGTATTTCATTCATATCTACTTTTCTGTTACTGATTACACTCATTATGCTTCACTCCATTTCTTGAACATTTGGTTATAAGTATTATCAAACCAGTACGGATCACGTGAATGTTTCTGAGGTACATTAAACAAGTGTGGCTTCTTTCTTCTTAGCTCAGCCTCTCTCTTTCGCTTTCTTTCCAATTTGCGTTCGAGTCTAGCTTGTTCCAGTCTTTCTATTGTTTTCTTTTCTCTGTACTCGCTTAAACGCGTACCTTCTGGTGCGTCCATTGCTTCATGTAGTTCCCAACCGTCTTTTACTCTCTTAGAAACCATTCCAGCGGTTATACCGTGACTTTCTATTAATTCCATTTCAAATTTACTGAACCTATAAGGTTTATCATTTATTGTTACAATCCTTGCTTTTCTCGCCATTTTATCCACCTCTTATATTTCTTCTATTCGTATGATTATTTTGGGCTCAATTCCATAACGCTTTGAGCTAGTTATTTCTGTAATTTGGTTATCGTCTTTCCATACATGGCCATTACAAGCATCTAATACCGTTTTAATTAAGTTGTCGATATCCGGCTTAGTCACTTTATACTGCCCAACCATTTCGCTTTTCTTTTTCTTCGACCATGATTTAAGCAATGGAAAGTAAAAGTCTAATTCGATTTTTAGTGCGCGCTCTAGATTTAACTTAGGCATTTGCCCTTGTATATACGCTTTATGCTTTGTGTAAGACGTTGGCATGTAAGTTTGAACAAATCTACCTGTATTACGAAAGCGTGGACGAGGCGACCCCATCGGCGCATTAAACACTTCATTAAATTTAATTTCTATCTCCATGTAATCCCTCATATATATTCAAATAAGCTTGTTTGGTGTCCTAACTCCATTTGTTCATTATCAATAAGTGTATTTAATTCATAATCGTCTAAATACCAACGACGACCATTAAATTTTGTTTCTTTTATTCCAACAACTAAATGCCGACCATCTTTAAAATGTGGTGTAACTGAAAACATTTTGTTGCCGTCATGATCAAATAGATAGTATTTATCAAATGCATCCATTTTCAATCACTCCCATTTGCTATTTAGACGCTTAATAAAAGCTTCTCTGTCTTTCTCAAGGTTTTCATCTACTTCCGGCGTTTTCGTTTCTCTCGTGCTGTCTGTGAGCCATTTGGGTGTTTTTTCTTTTGATTGTTTAACGAAAGGTTTATAATTTTGTTTTTTGCTTTCAAGTTGTTGCTTTTCAAATGCACGTACTTGTTCAATAGATTTCAAGTTTGCATTAAGCCATGTATTCAAAATGCTTTTAGCATATCCCCAAGTAACTTTATTTCTGTCTTTAGCGATTTTAAGTGATGCGGTAACTATTTGATCTGAATCATTTTCAAATGAATCAAGATAATAATTTAAATCGTCTAAATTGTAAGGAGTTATGAAACCGAATCCGTTATCTTGGAAGAAGTCGAAGGCGGTTACCTTCTTCTTCTCATTCTCACCATTCTTTACATTATCCCCATTCTTTACATTCTTGTTTGTGTTGATTTGTTGTTGATTTGTTGTCCATTTGTTGTCCATTTGTTGTTGATTTGTTGTTGATTTGTTGTCGTTTTTGCTGTCGGAATTTTCTTCCATACTTTGATAAATCGCCCAATTGACAACGGTTATAACAGAAAATTTGTTGTCGGACTTTACGACGATAGTTCCAAGGTTTTCTAAAAGCTTTATGTAGTCTCTTACTGTGGATTCTTTGAGACGTAACTCTTCGCTTGCTCGCTTTCTCCCGAACACAAATTGACCTTTTTCTAATTCAACAACTCGTCTGCCAACAAGCTGTGTATGATCCTTATGACTAGCCTTCATAAGACAATATGCAAATACTTTGAATAACTTTTCGTTCTGAAAAATAGGCGAATCTAATAGTTTTCTATGAAGTTTTATCCAACCAGTCATATACACACCTCACTTTCAAACCGGTTAAATCAGAATGGTAAATCATCATCATTTAGTTCAATCGGACCATTTGCATTCGCAAACGGATTATCTTTTACTGGTTTGTTATTTGAATATTGCGATTGTCCACGTGTTTGTTGTACTTGTTGTTGATATAAATCTTGTTGAGTGTCATTTGAGTTCTTCGGTTCTAAAAATTGAATACTATCGGCAACAACTTCCGTAACGTATACACGTTGACCTTCCTTATTTTCATAGTTCCGCGTTTGTAACCTACCATCTACGCCCGCCAACGATCCTTTAGATAGGTATTTATTAACGTTCTCTGCTTGTTTTTTAAATACGATGATATTAATAAAGTCTGCCTCGCGCTCTCCTTGTGCATTCGTAAATGTGCGGTTAACTGCTAATGTGAATGATGCTACATTTACACCACTTTGAGTGGTTCTTAATTCTGGGTCTCTAGTTAAACGACCAACTAATATTGTTCTGTTTAGCATTTATAAACCTCCAACATAAACGGGCGCGCCCGTCACTTTTTGTATTTCACTTTTAATGTATTTTGCATTTGAATTTTGACTACTTAAATGAATTAAATGTATTTCTTCGAGTCTAGTTAAATCATTTGCTTTTAACATTCCGATAGCATGTTCTAAGCTAAAATGAGACTCCATAATTCTGTTTGCTAATGTGCTGTGCACACTGCCGTTTTTTATGTTTTCCTGCATTTGTTCATAGATATAATTAACTTCTAACATCATGTGCGTAATGCCGTTAAATTTGTATTTCAAATACTTTGTATCAGTAACATACAGAACCTTATAACCTAATGTACTTTGTAATAAGAAAGCCACAGGCTCGTTAGCATCATGTTCGATGTCAAACGGTAGAATTGACCATGTGCCTATTCGCAGCTCTTGCTTTGCCTTAATCGTGCATAAGCGATGACTTTCAAAATTCATAGCTTGTTGTGTTCCAGCAGTCATATAGCTGATTACACCATTGTCGACAAACTGCTTTGTGTACTTTGCATGATCACCATGTTCGTGTGTGATAAGACACCCTGCTATATGTCTTGTTTTATATTTAAAATGCTTTTGAACACGTTCAAATTTTATACCTGCCTCAAGTAGTAACGTAGTACGTCCATCATTTAAGACGTAGCAGTTACCACTTGAACCAGTTGCTATTGTTTCAATTAAAATGGCTCTTCTTCGCTTTCTTTTTCTGTTGCAGGTTCTTTTATTTCTTCAAAGTCAGATACATCAATAGGCTTATCATTTTCTAATTCTGTGTATTGTGCTTCTTCAAGAACTGGTTGTTCAAAGTCCAATTGTTCTTGATTTGCATTTTCTTCAACTTCTGCGTCCAACACTTCTTTGCGTTGACGTTGTTCGGATTCTTGTGCGTATTTGAAAATATTGCTATCTGTTGATGTGTTGATATAACGTTTAGCAGCTCTATTGATAACTGTTTTTTTAGCCATTTCTTCTTTGAAATTATTATGTGTTTTAGAATTTTGTAATGCTTTTTCATCTTTAATCATTGATGACTGCATCCATGCTTGTTTAATTTGTTCAATAGTCATGACTTCAATATAGTTATCTCGTCCATCATTAAATACGATTGTGCAGTACGCACCGATAATGTTTTCTTTGTCGATGTTAAAGAAGTCTTGTTCGTGTTTAATCGCTTTGATACGTCCTGTTTCTCCCATTTCTTGCTTGAATGTATCGCCTTTATAAATCACTTGAGCAACAACATCTTGAGCACCTGCATCACGTTTTAACATCATTACATTACCGTGATAGCTACGTTGTAACTGCATTTTGTTGCCGTAAGGAATAAAGTAGCATTGATTTTTAGCTGGATTTAAACCTTGCGTTACCATGTCTAATAAGGCATTTGCTTTGCTTGTATCGTTACAACTCATTAATTTGTTATCTTGGCTGATTTGTAACCATGCTTGTTTCATGGCATTACTTGGTGAATAATCATTTGGCAATTCCAAATTGCCTTGTGACTCTAAAACTCTCACTTTGTTTAATACGTTGTCAGATACGTTCTTTTCTTGTACTAATTGTTGTTCAATAGTTTGTAATTTATTATTTTCAGTCATTTTATATAGTCTCCATTCTTAATTTTTTATCTTGTTCATTTACTATCAATTGAATTTGTTGTGATTCTGTTTTGATAAGCTCTGTTACTGATTCAGCATTATCAATAAATATTGGTGCTGTAACTTTAAAATGTTTTGACAGTGTATTGATGATATCTAAGCCAACATTAATTCTTGAGGCGTTATTTAAACCGCTGTCGTATTCGACGCCGTTAACCGTTGTGGAACATGTTTCTTCTAATTCGCCGTTAACTAAGGTATTGAATAACTTAAATTCAGCAATATCAAATTCGTTATTGATATTTTCAGTAAGCATTTTGACTTTTGTTGTTGTAAATTCTTTTAAGATATAAAGGTCATGTGAATACTTTTCTTTTTCATCCAATAATCTGTCTTCTTCATTTCTTAATTCAGAAATAACATCATCTAGATGTTTATTTGATTTTTCGATTGATCTTGACACTTCAATTTCTGATTTTTCTTGAGTAAGTTCGCTTATTTTGTCATCTATTCCTGAAACTTTATCTTGAATAGTTTTCCTGATGTTAGAGCGTTTTTGATTAATCTCATTTATCTCTAACATTACTGCTTTGTATTCGTCAGTTTGCGTAACGTCAACGTGAGTCGTTTTCAACTTATTAATTTTGTTTTGTATTCTTGCTGAACGCTCTTCTGCTTCGTTGATTTTAATTTGAAGATTATTATTGTCATCCTCTAACTTCTCGATGATTGGCTTTATTTTCTTGCCTTCTGAAATAATGTGATTGATAGATGTTTGTATTGTTTCTAATTCTTTCGATTTTTTTACATTGAATTTCTGTAAAGCTTTTTCTCTTGCCTCATTCACTTGTTCAGTTGGTAACTGTTGACCACAACAACTACATACATTGTCATCAAGATGTTCAAATTTTTGATTTTTAGATTTTTCTAAATCACTTTTTAGTCCTTTGTGATTTTCCAATAATTGATTACGTCTATTTTCTTCATGTGTGATTTGTTGTTTGTTTTGCTTTAATCTCGTTTTAAGGTTTGCTACCGTTCCATTTTCAACGTGTAATTCATTTGTTAAAGCATGGATTTTGTTCTCATTACTTGCGCTGTTATTGTCTTCTATGCGTTTCAATTCTGATTGTTTATCAGCTAATTGATTACGCAAATTAATTTCTTCCTTACCGTTTTGAATATCTATACGCTCATTTTCAAGTTGCTCAATTTCTTGTTTGATAATTGCGTATCTATCGTTATCGAATTCTGGTACATCCTGCTTATTTTGTTGTGTTTGGTTAATACGTATCGGAATATCTTTGATATCTTTGTTAATCTGTTTTATCTTGTCCGTAAGAATCTTTTTCTTTGTTTCAATTTCATGATCTCCAAGAATATTATTTAATTCTTTAAAATCATCATTTGTTTTAATGACATCCTCATCATTGATTGGTTTAGCAATTTCAAACAACAAACTTCTTCGCTTCTTCCAATCTAGTAAGTTAAATGCTTGAGGGTTCGTAATTAACTTGAATACATCTTCATCAATCAGTTCATCAATACGAGCTTTATAATCCTTTACTTTTATTGATTCATCATTGATATATTGTTTCTTCGTTCGACTTCGTGAGTATTCCTTGCGATTCGTTTTTTGATTTATTGTGTATTTAGGATGTGACTCTTTTTTAAAAGTCGTAATTTTTCCGTCGATTTCAAATTCTGCGAAAACAGTCGGAATTAACTCATAATTTTCTGCGTTTTTTTCGTTTAAAGGTACAGGGTTAAATGATTTGGTTGATCCGTCCAAACCTTTATCGAAAAGCAGCCATTGTAATGCGGTTGCTGTTGTAGTCTTACCAGTCGCATTATTGCCGTATATTTTTGCATCTTTACCGTCAAAGTTAAATGTTACTTCTTTGATTCCAGCAAAGTTCGATATAGTTAACTTATTTATTTTCATATCTTTCCTCATGCTCCTTTTTTAATCTTCCGATGACCTCTTAGCACCTCGATAATTAAATTTTTTATTCGTTCATGGCTGTCTGGATTGATTTCATGTATCTGCACAAGCTTATTGTTTGTTTTGTAACTGTCGTGATAGTGCAAGAAATTAATCGATAAGTATCCGTGATGATTACGTTCAATTTCCAATAATGCTCGTTGGTTTGACAAAGTATATTCGTCGAATAACGTCTTAAAAATATTCAATATATTTCTTTCTGTATCTCTCATGCTTATACCTACCATTTCATGACTAAGTTAATTAGTCTGTCATAATCATCTGCGTTTTCTTCAATCCATTCGTAAATAGATTGATTTAATATGTCTAATGCTGTGTATAGATCGTTCTCATTAGTTATGTTTATGCCGTCGATAAACTTATCTTCTAAATCTAAGATATTCACCAGAATGCTGTGGTCCTTCTTCTTAACTGCTAATTTAAAATCAAATCCGTCTACATTAATTACCTTCTGACATACATCGCCTATTTCGTAATACATCTTGACTTCCTCCGTTTTTCGTTTTATATTGAACGTGAATTAATTTTGCTAATCGTTTGTCTCTGTTACTTGTTGGCGCAAGTAGCAGTTTTTTTATCTTATTATCAGAGATGCTTCATAAATTGTGCCTTTTGGTTCGCCCGGCACTACTATTTGGCCGACCATTAAATATTGATGCACTCTTCTTCTGGATGATTTCTTAAGTTTTAAATTGTGTAATACTATGTCTCCAGTATGTCTATCTAAATATTCAACAAGATAATTTCTGTTCTGAGCCGACATGTAAATATGCGGGTTGTTGTACTTCTTTCTATATTCAGTGATCGTTTTAACTTCATCATCACTTAAAACAGCTTGTTCTGCCTTTCTTTCCCATTCCACACTAGGTTTAACGTATTCTTCAAACCAAGTCATTTAATCATCCACCCCATAAAAGTATTCTTTATAAAATATGAATGTCCCTATACTTGCGAATCCTGCAATTGACCACGCTGTAGTGAAGTATAGAAACGGCATGAGTACAATTGCTAAGACTGTGAAGCATAATACTGCTAATAGATAGCTTTTATATGTGTCACTCATTTTCTTTTTTCTCCTCTTTGGTTGTTTCATCGTTTATCAAACCTTGCATTTCCATTAATTTTTGAGGTATACCAGCTTTTAACTGGATTTCGTATAACATTTGTTGAATGTGTGGTGGCACTTCTACCATTCCTTTCGTGTATAATTTAGTTATCTCCTAGTGAAAGGAGGTGATAAGTATGGAATTTAATGATTTTCAAAATTTCTTTGGTGAACTTAGTAATCAAGCCGAAAAAGAATTCGGTGGTGACAGTGACTTTTTTAGAGATAGAATAAATAAGTTGAAAGAAGATGCTCCTGAAAACGTATCTTACGAAATTATTTATTCAATAGCTTTATACGAAAGCTTAAAAGCTCAACAAGATATGAAAATTTTGAATACAGTTAAATATCTTTTAGATCGTGACTAGCAATATCCAACAATGATTTGCTCTGAGCATTATTAATTTTTGGATAATCAAAATTTCTAAGTTTAAATCTTGTGTTTTTCTCAATCTTTACAACCTTCCACGTCACAACTGCCATTGTGATGAGGAGGGTTGTTTTGTATAGTGTGTTCATTGATAATTCCTCCTATTAAGTTGTTTGTTCAATTG